GATACTCTAGATTGGGAGGCAGAGGAAGACAAACGAAAATATGTCTTCCCATTCAATTGCAATCCATTTTCAAATAAATAATTATAATGTGCTTTATGTTCCATCACTACAGTTATGTATTCTGGAATAAACATCATATCATAAATTAATTTCTTCAACTCGATTATTCTATCTGAGTTTTCTTTAGATGATTTTGCCTTTTTTAATTTATCTCTCTCAGCATACCACTCTTCAAGTTTTAATAAGTCTACTTGTTTATTTTGAATATCTCTGATGCTTCTTAATATTTGGTTGTCTGCTAAAGCAATAATTTCACCATTTTCTTGTGCTTCTTCAAATGTTAAGTCAAAATTGTATTCATATTCCTTTAGGCGAGAACTTTTGAATTTCATAGTGTAGAATTGTCGATTAGGCAATATCTATTCCTCCTTATCATTATCATCTATTAAACTATATCCACCATCACTATTAATTTCGTATGAATCTGGGTTAAATGTTCTATGTATATAATATCCTTCTTGATATCCTTTAATATATTTTTCATAGAATTCTACATCTATGTTAAGTTTATCGTTTATATCTGCGTTGCTCATCTTAAAATTACAATAATAATATAAATTCATATTGTCAATATAAGATTTTAAAATATATGGTTTCCATGTTATTTCTGGAAGATTGAATAAATTATTATTATCTGATTTAAAATCTATATTAAATTTAGTCTTATATTTACAAATATAATGAATCTCATATATATTCATATGGTAATCTGATTCCATTTCGCAATATTCTATTTTATGCACATTATTATATAAATCAAATTTCTCAGGATTTTTCCAAGTCAAATGATTATTTATATGAGCATATATTCTATTATTTATATTCGTTGTCTTCCCTACATATAATACTGTATTGTCTTTATCTAATAATTTATACAAATAAAAGTTATCGTGTTTTATATTATCCTTATTTTCATTCCTTTTTAAATTGCTACATTCTTTACATATTGAAATAACTCCGTCTTTTGTCTTTTTGTTAGTTTTAAATAAGGATATATCTTTTCTTTCACCGCATATTTTACATTTCTTTGTTTTCTTAGCCAATATTAATTATTCCTCCTACTTCTTCAAACTCTTCCAATCCCTCTGCCCACTCTAATACACTAATAGCATTATTAAATATATCTTTACTCAGCTCACCTATACTTTTATTTTTGTTCTCATAAAAATCACACCTAATAGTATTTCTTTTACTCTGCTGTCCATTTGTATTCAAATATGCCCAAGGGTTTAAATCTTGATCATACATATAACCTTTAGGTAAACTTGGAAACATATAATCTTCTACAAAAAATATGTAACTACTTGAATATTCATCTGCGTAATGACCGCTACAGCAAAAGCGAGTCCTATATCCCTTTCTATTCAACTCGGCAATCACTGGTAAAAATAATTCATCAATTTCTACTATATCTCCATAGCACTCTTTAACTTTACACGTATTATTCTTTATTGTTTTCTGATTATAAACTTTGTAACAATTCAAACATAAAAGCATTATAATTCCTCCTATTTATTATTTCCAACCAACGCATCATATCAGCATTTAGCAACGTTGGTTGGTTTTCTAAATTACGTTAAAACTCACCTTTGAATCTAATTAGAAACAGCTAATATAAACATAATAAATATAAGAATTATCACACTTACAATGATACTTTCACTCGCTGATAAAGGAGTATTATTTACTTTATTTATATTATTATATGTATTGTAAGCATTATTTTTCTTCTTTTGCCTATAATAATCGTTTACAGAGTGACTTACTGCTTTAGCAATTACTCTATTCATAGAGCCGTAATTTCTTGGTCTCATTTGCATCTTTATAAACCCTCCTCTATTTTTCTTTCATTCTTCCCATGCCATAAATATCTTTTAACCTCACCCTGAAACCAAATTTGATTTATAAATGGTTCATCTGAATATTTTGCACAAAAATGATAATAATGATTATCTCTTTTATCCAACCAATAGAAGTGAGGCCATTTGCATTGAAATATTTCTAACCATGCACCACGTTTATGTATTTTTGTTTTAGTTGGATTTAATATGAATTGTTTCCATGCTCCTAATAGACAATTGCTATGCATGATATCTTTTTACCCCTTTTTCTTAATCAATCTCTTTACATTTTACAGCATTCAACTTATTATATTTAGCACAATCTTCGCAATAATAATTTCCACTATCTAAATCTGTCCATATTTCTTCTATATTTATAATTTCTTCCTTACAAATAGAACAACTTTCACTCACTAAATCATCCTCTACCTCCTTATGAGACAATACTTTTTGCATCTTCATTGTGAATTAGTTCCTCCAAAATCTTAAAATCAGTATAATCTTCAAGATATATCTCGACAAATTCTCCAACTAAACCAAATAATTTACTCTCTAATTGCATACTCCCTACACAATATCCCTCTACTTTTTGTTCATTAGTTCTACACATGTGTAAACAGCCCATACCATTAAATTCAATATTATTTGCTCTTCCTAAAACTCTTACTAATTTATTGTTAATGTTTTTACCATTAAAAATATTATCTAGAATGTTTGTTAATGATGTTCCAGAATTATCAGAAGAAGATGTGATAATATAATTAATTCTATTATTTATTGATGGAATGTCTGAGATAGTAAGTTTACCTTGGAAATGATATTTTCTCATTTTATTTACCTCTTTCTATTTCATTATATTTTTTATTAATCAGTTATTTCTACTTTATATTTCATTAGAGAATTGTATACATTTTCTGGTATTAAATCATAATACTTTTTAGCTATTTCTTTTATCAAATTTTCTTTGTAATCTTTGTATTTATTAAATGCTAGTTTTGGAGTGGCATAGGTTCCTAGTTTTTTCTGAGTTCCAGTACCGTCACTGCATGAAGCTTGATATCTTCCGTTAGATTGTAAAATACACCTATTGGAAACTTTCCTCTATCATTTTGGTGTTTTACAAATAATACGTTTATATCACTAGGTACAAAACAACACATATTAGGACTGTATAATTTATTACCTTTAATTAATATATCTTTATCAAGATGTATTTTTTGCCCATCAATTTTATAAAAGTTTTCTTTATACCACATAGCGAAATTTTGAAAGTTTAACCATTCATCACAGACTGTGCATCCTATGTACGTTGGTCTATCCTCTTGTTTATTTTTATCATAACATCTTTGTATCATATTTCTCCATGTATAATATGCACTTTCGTAATTGACACAATTATATTCTCCAGTTCCCATATAAGAATTTCCTAATCCTAAATTTGTTGGATTTCTTACATCTCCACTTTTAAAACTACCATATGTACAATTTTTTATATGTCCATTATCAAAACGTACAATTGTGTTTTTGTAATTTATATAATCTATTATTGTCATCTTGCAACCAGATCTACTAATAATTGATTCTCCTACTCTTTTATCTTTATTATTATTTATTTTTGTTTCATTTGCCTTTTTCTTACCATACAACATAGTGGCACATCTTTGACAATAATATTTTTCATCATCTCTAACAGATTTTTTATAATCACACCATCTTATTTCTTTTAATATAAGATTTTTACAATCGATATTATCACATGTAACTTCTACTCCAACAATAGAACCATTTGGCAAATCTTCTACTTTAACTTCAAATTCATCTTTCCATTGGGTAAAGATATAACCTCTATCTTCGTACCACTTTTTGTTTTTAGGATTCCATTTCATAATTACAGTTTTAGTTAATAACGTTTTTAAAACCTCTTTCTATTATTAAATTTATATTTGTACCATATGTAGTTTTTATATTTTTAACTTGTAGTCAATATACTGATTTTAGGTGTTATTTGTAATAATTACAATAAAGTCTCTAAACCCTACTGTCATAAGGGATACAGGGATTATCTTACATCAATTATGTGCCATAATATCGACTCTATTTGCCTCGCTAAATTGACATAGGTAAGATTGTGTCAAATAGATTTTTTAAACGCTTAGAAGGATAATTTTATGATTTTTTGGATTGTTATGTCTTAATATAATTATTTTATTTTTCACTTTCCATAATATCTTTTAATTTTTGTTTCTCTTTTTCTTTCTTCTGTCGAAGTTTCAATTCTTTAAGTTGTTCATTTTTTCCTTTAATCTGAAAGCGAAGGAGTTTGTGTACTTTATGTATATCAATTTCATTGAACCTTATAACTGCCTCAGTGCAAGTATCGCTACTGATATATTCCCATACTTTAATATTATCTTGTTCACATTTTGACATAAAAGATTTGGAACTTGATCCAGTTGGAAAATATATTGAGAGAGTAGATGAATCGTGGCGATAAATTTCTGTATTGTAGTGGCCTTTTAGGTAGTTATCATCTTTGTTTTTGCTTTTTGTATTGTCTGTGTTTAAGGTATGATAGACAAAATATGTTCCAATATATTTAAGAATTTATTTTTCACCTCCTTTGTATCAATATATAACTATTATAAATTTTTATAAAACTCACTTTCATGCTCAATAAATCCATTATTACTATCCAAAATATTAACTCCCTGTCTATATCCATATTTTAATATAATATCTTTACCTATATTCCATGCTATATTTATACTCTCTTCTCCCATTCCATCGTCATGAATAAGAAATCTTAATCGATTATCCTCTGGAATTAAATGAATTTCTGTAAAATATTTTTGCATTCTTAGACCATTACTACTACAATCCCATAATTCATATCCTTTACTTTTAAACACTTTTATTAGTTCTTTTACTTCTGGAAGAGTTTCTAAATTTTTGTAATCTCTATGAAACATTTTTATTTCCTTCTTTCTATTATTTTAATAACTTAATATGTATCATAACTATACATTAATTTCTTATTATCACATTCTTCACAAACTAAATGAACCCAATGTTCTGTGTAACTATCATCATACCACATATTGAATTTCTCAGTATGTTCAATTGAAGTATTATTACTATGACAATTTTTACACTCAATATGAAAACCTATATCAACTAATCTCACCTCCTTTTCCACTTAATTATTATAACATTATTTTCACAATATGTCAAATATTTATTTATTACTTTATAGTTTATTGCTTATTACTTTACCTCCCTTCTCTAAGTAACTTATCCAAATACTCAATTGTATCAAATAAATCCTCTAATATATTTCCCTTCTCTGTATCAACCGAAATATATCCGTATTTATTACATATATCAGAGAATTCACAATAATTTGGATCGTTTTCTTTACATTCCATGCATTTATTAGGGTTTTCTTCATCTTCTAGGTCTTGAGAGAATAGTAATTGTTTGAGTTTTGTTAATTGATTTGTGGTTAATATCATTAATCATTTACTCCTTCACATCGTTGAATTATACAAATCTTTCATTTCATCTTTCAAAGACTCATAACCATATTTATAATCCAATCTAGGAAATATAGTTACTGAGCGTTTCCATTTCATATGTTCTACTATTAAGATGATTTCATGCCCTATACTGTATCCTTCTTTATCTAGTTTATCATATTGACTTACTATAAATTTAGGAGGAGAATCTGTGTCGTGACCATATTCTTGTTTACATATTTTATTTACTGCATATTGAATAGAATCTATGATGTTTATGTGTTCTAATTTCATTTTGTTTTCACCTCCTTAAAATCACTCTCAACAATCCTAATCACCTTATAATCAAATATGCCCATAATAAACTGTGCAAATATCTGTAATCCAATTAATATATCAATACTTACCTCTAATTTTATTACTACAATTGCCAATGTTGCTCCCATGATCTGAGCTATTGATACTAGATAACTTTCTTGTGTTTGATAATTTGTTAACTCCTCTCCTTGCCATATCTTATTAATATTACTTCTCATAATACACATCCATATAGCTGAACTTGTGGAATTCAAAATAGCAATTCCGAAAAATCTAATTTGAATATTATTCATTCCATATATTGATACAAATAAGAATCCTAAAACATCTAGAATAATGATTAATAAGAAGAATTTTTGTAATAATTCTCTATTCTTTTGCTTCTTTAATATGTAATTTATAAGAAATATTGTGATAATTCCTACCCAATTCACTATAGAATATATGTATGTGGATACTTTTTGCATGAAATATATGTTTATAGTAGGAGTTGTTAGTGCAAATAGTAGACAATTGGTGAATACGCCAGTGTAGAGGTATAATTTTATGTTTTTTAGGTTGTGGGTATGGTTGATGTGAGTAATATTTTTATCACCTCCTTTGTTTATTTTATTGTTGGATTTTGAGGAAGGTGGGGTTATATTTTAGTGTTGTTTGCTGAATGTGTAAAATATGCCGCCCAGTCCCTCTTGTATATAGTATAACATTTTAATATCTCCATGTCAAGAATATTTATATTATAATTCAATAAAATAATTTAAATTTATCTCTTCTTAATAATCCAACTAATTTTATTTGCTTTCACAACCGTATGAACATCAAACTTAGTTCTTAATACCTTACCATTAGCCCACCATTCCTTCTTTAACCAATCTAATTGTTTTTGAGTTGCAGGTTCATATTTCCACTTTGCTTTTCTATCTAAGAATGTACTATACTTTCTTGATGCATATTTTTCTGCTTCCTCAATTAGATTAATTAAATTATCATCTTCAGATATGTAATCCTTTGTATTAATTCTATTTGTGGTATCAACCATGTACAATTCAAATATATTCTCCTGTAGATTCTTATAGATTGTATAATGTAAATCAGAAGTAATAGATAATGCAAATATTTCATTATCACACCGATACCAATTGAAATACGCTTCGCTAAAATATTCACTCATATTAGTCTTAAATAATTTTAATTCTTCAGCAATTAATGCTAATCTCTCAATTTCTTTTTGCTTTGCTAATTCTTCTCTTTCTAACTTTTCTGCTTTATTCTTTTCCTCACGTTCAATTGCTTCAGTTAATGTTTCTTGATCTTTAATCTCTACACCAAATATATCTGTCATTGTCATTAAATCATGCTTTCGCACTATATCAACAACATCAATTATTAAGCAATTAGATTTACTTTCTGATGTTCTGAGTCCCCTTCCTAAACACTGTACGTAGAGTATTTTACTCTTGGTCGGACGAGCAAATATAAGTGCTGTGACGTTTTCATTATCATAACCAATTGTAAGTATTCCACAATTTACAATGACTGGAAGCTCTCCATTATTAAATCTATCCATAACTTTTTCTCTTCTAGAATCTTCAATGGTAGAATCAATATAATCACAAAGAATTCCATTGTCATTAAATGTTTGAGAAATATCTCTAGCATGAGCAATACCTGATGCAAATACAATAGTTGACTTTCTATCTGAAGCGTGTTTAATATAAGCCTCAACTATAATTTCATTTCTATTATCTGTATTTACCGCATCTTCCAACTGTCTCTGATTAAATTCTCCTGCTATTGTTTTTACATTTGATAAATCAGTTCCAGAATAAACATAAATTGCTTTAGGTTCACAAAGATAGTTATTTTTAATCATTTCTAATATTGGTTTTTGATAAATGATTCCATTGAATACTTTCTTCATTTCTAAATTCCACGGAGTAGCACTGAGACCAATTGCCTTTATATTAGGATTTAACTTATCTAGTATTTTTCTTATTTGTCCACAGGCAGCATGAGCTTCATCAAATATCACTAATTCAAAATCTCCATGCTCAGACATTTGTTCAAGTCTAGTAGATTTAGAATGTGTTAACGATTGTCTGGACGCAACAACAATACGGTTGCCGATTTCATTCAATGACGCTTGAACAGAACCAATATCTAAATCAGGATTAGTATTAAGTAATTTCTCGATAGTCTGCTCTCTTAAAATTGTTGATTGGATAACCAAAAGTACACGACCAACAGTATTATTTGCTATTGCAGACATTATGATGGTTTTTCCTGAAGCTGTTGGCAAGGATATGATTCCACTTTCTCCTTCTTTAAGATTGTTTACTGCTTCTACACTTTCTAATTGATATGGTCTTAATTCATATGCCATTTTAATAATCCTCATTTTCTAAATTATTTATCATAATTATATTCATTGGTTTATCAATCTCATATACATTACACTTAAACAATTCTTTAATGTTTTTATTAAACATATTTTTAAAATCTGCACCGCTTTTTTCACAATGCAATTCTGTAATCTCATCAGTAGTAAGAACGCTTTTATGTATCATAGTTAAACCTTTATTTGCATTATTCTTATCTCTTGCAACCATTGATACACTATAGCAATCGTCAAATCTCCAAGACTTAGGTTTAAGTATCATAGCGAATTCATTTTTATTTTCAACTACTAAAGTAATATCTTCATCAGAATTCATGATCTTTACAAATTTTGATGCCGTTTTTACTTCATTAAATTTATTATAATACAACATATTATTCATCATCCTCTTCTCTTTTATTTCTTTCATTCAATTCATCCTCAATCTGTTGCAAAACATCAATAGGTATTTGTGAGCGATTTAATTCTTCTATTTCTTGAAGAGATTTTTGTTCTTCAGTTGTGAGTTCAATATTCCAGTAATTATCATTGTCATCCTCAAATGGGTCTTCAAATATATCAGGTTCGTCATCATCATTGTCATCAGATATTATTGGTAAAGGTAATGGTTTTTTGTTTTGTAGTCCTATTCCTTTGGGTATTGGTTCTACAAATTCATTTTCTTTAACTAATTCTTTCTCTTTGTATTGCAATTCTTCATATTGTTTGAGTTTTTCCTCCAATTCTTTAATCTTAATATCTTTTTCACTTAAAATATTATTTATCTTTTGTTTAACACTTCTTTTTATATTAGATTTTATTTTATCAGTATATATCAACCCTTTCGCACTGACTTCTATTTGCAATTGATAATTAAAATTCACCTCATCGTCCCAATTACCTATAAATGTGGTGCAATAATGTTTATCTGGTGTCAAGTAACTATTATTGTATCTAATCAGATGCAAATCATCTTGCAATATCTTATTATATCTCTGAATGGTTCTAGAATCAGTGATTAATTTCTTTAATTTACCTTGAGTCAAATAGCCAAAATTACTTGTATTATGTGATACTCTTTTACAAGCAATAAAATATCTGATTATATTAAACTTGCTAATATTCTCACCTTGTAATTGATTAAATATATGTATTATGTCTTTATCATAAAGTTTAAAGAAATGATCTTCTGGTGGTCTGATTAATTCAATCTGGAATAATGAATCTTTACTTGATGTGGCTTCTTCAAAAGTTATCTCTTCATCACTTAAATCATAAAATTTAATTATATAATTCTTATCAGTTAAACCTTTCATAGATTCCTTTATTTTTAATACCATACCTCTATTGTTAGATGTATCAATTTTCATCATGCTTGCTATTGCTTGAATTGAACATAGTCCAATTGATTTACTTAATTGATAATGTTTGTACATTAACACAAATACCGTAACTTCTTCATTAGAAATACTTAGATCATCATAAATACTATTAGGTAACATAATATAGTTTCCCTTTGGATCATCGTTCATAATTTAATCAATCTCCTCAATCATATTTATTATTTTATTTTAGACTATTATAGAACTCAGTTAATGCTAAGAATAATTCTTCTGTTTTTGTGAATTTATATGTTCTTATCTGTGCATCTCTTTTTATGAATATTGGTTTGATACCTTTAGTAGATAAAAAGTCTACCTCTACACTCCATTGCGTTGCATATTCTTTATCAAATTTCATTTCAAAATCGACCACCTTATTTAATATTTTCTATATACCTATGTAATGTGTACGTAAAATCGTACCTAGATTACATAGGTGACTGCCCATACAAAAACCAGTACACATTACATAGCACATTGTAATCTTATACGTAAAACTGTAGTGCAATACATGTAATGTTTACGTAAAAGCGTGAGGCAGTCGCTGTAAAGTATATAATTAATTTGTACTAAGATCACAGTGAATGAAGATAGATATAAGTATAAAGAAATAAAGAAGTAATAAAGATAAAAATATAATAAAGAGATATATTCATTTGCTAAAGCAAAATGAGAAATGTTTTTGCTTATTATTTATTATTTATTTTTTTAACTTTTATTATTTTTTAATTCTAATGTATCAGCAATAAATTGTCTTCCTTCAATTGTTGATAATATCACATAATTAATACTACCATCTTTATACTTTTTCTTTGTACCATTCTCAAAATATCCTTGTTTTATGTATTCATCTTTAACATAATATGCACGATTACTTGATTTTGTAAATATATCTTTTAAGAATAATTGTTCATATATTTTATCTTGTGTAAACTTCATTTTGTATCCATCTAGTTTAAGCTTAGAATATGTATCTAAACAATTTAGTGTTCTATTGTTTAATTTAGCTTTTAATTTTTCTTTTTTAGGATTAGTTGGAAAACTTGCTTCTAGACCATTATTTCTAATTAGATTGTGTAAATATTTTGCATCAATGTTCTTACTAATTATTATCTTCCTACCATTCAGAACTTCTTCAATTGTATTTTCTACATTATATCCATTAGCAATAGAATCATATTTGTCAATATATTTACCTTCTACATATATTAATTGCATTTTAGTTTTATAAGGACTATCTAAATTTTGCATTTCTTCTATTATCTTAAATGTAAAATTTTCTTCACCATATGTATTCCACGCTTTTTGCAATTTGTAACTATGATGAGAATTATTGTTTAGTTCATCTATATGTTCATCCCAACGTCTTTCTATATCTAGACTTTCACCAATATAATATGTGTTGTTTATTTTGTTTATGATTCCATATATTCCTATTGTCATCAATCTTACTCCTCTATCAATTTATTTATTCTTGTAGTTGTTATAAACATTTATTTTTATACTTATGTAAAACCACTAGCAATAATATTAATTTGTATCATCAATACAATTATTCTCCTTTCTTAATTTAATTTATTTCATAGTTATCCCTCACTTAATAAGTATACCATACTAAAATAAACATGTCAACAAAATTATTTATATATTTGTAAAAGAATTTATTCAACAATATAAAAATCAATTCGAACCATTCCTAATCAAATACTCAATATACTTTTCCATCTCACTCTTTACTGCTAATCTTGCCTGATCAATTCCATGACCAGATTCTACATGATAAATTTCTAAGGATATGTTTTGTCTGAATGGGTTGGGAATTGTTGAACTGATTTCTCTCCATTTTGTTTTACCTTTTGAGAATGAATATGTACAGAATATGTTGTTTAGGATTTGATTGAAATCTTGAGCAATGGAATAGAGATTGGATATGGATTTGAGTTGTGATTTATAGTTTTGGAATTGATTTAGATTATTTTGTTAGGGGGTTACTCCTTTCTTTTATAGAAGAATTTCAACCTAATAACCTAATGAAAGTTATTAGATTGAAATATCAAAATATATTTAAATTTCTCCATTAATATCATTTTCCATACACCAATCTAAAAATTCATCCTCTAATTTAGTTATACTGTCCTCTACCTCTTCTTCTGGCATTCCATTGATAATGGAATCTTCGTAAATATCTTCCTTGGTTTTATAACCATTAACTTTTAACCAAACACTAAAATCAGAATACTTTTCTCCATCAATTGTACGAACCATCACTCCATCAATTAATTCTTCCATTTGAATACCTCTTTCTTTTAAGTCTTGATTGTATTATACACTTATTACTTTATTAATGCAATAAGTGTATAATTTTATTTATCGCTTTGATTAGAATAAACTACAGCCATCTGTCTTAAAATCTTTTATATATGTATTCCATTGTTCTACACTGAGTTTTAAGAATTTTCTTAAACATTTTTTGCATAAATATTGTTCTACATCTCTTCCTAAAAATTTCATATTCATTGCGATAACATCATTCTTAGTAATTTTATTTCCACAAGTACAAACTTTATTGAAATATTTTGTAGCAATATCTATTTCAATTCCTTTATGTTCCGCACATTCTTGTATAACCTCTTCATTTGGCTTTGGCCTAATAGCTCCACCATTCCAACAAAGAGGATATTCTTTTACTGTACAATTCATAGCACACCATAATTGTCTTTCAATAAAATCTTCTTTTAGAAATTTTTGAAATCTTTCATACATCACTGGATAAAAATATTTATCTAATACCCATGTTGATTTTGTATAGTACGGACAAACTAAATGACAACCTACCCTAGAATATCCTTTTTTATATTTAGGATTGAATACTATATTGTTTTTTAGTGTATATAACCAAACATCTTCTTCTGTCCATTTTCTAATTGGAAGAATTCCCATCCATTCTCTCTCACCCCATCTATCATCAAATTTTTCATCTTGATAACCAGAACGAGTAGAACTTTCTTCATTTCTCATACCATAAAAGAATAAATATTTTTTATTATCATCTAAATATTCTTTTGTAGCTCCCTCTTTGTATAAAGAGCAACACCAACGATGATGGCGTGTTGGTATCCCTACTGTTTTAATTTTTTGATAAAATCCTTCTTTTGGACTTATAGTTATACAATCTGGAATAGTTTTAATCATTTTATATGTATCGGAGCAATCCATAGAAGTATTATTAAACATAATTATAGATTTAATATCTAATTTAGAATTAGTTTGTAATGTTTTATTAACTAAATATCTTGTCAATTCACTATCTTTGCCACTAGAAGTAAATATAATTGGCGTATATTCTTTATACTTTTCAATACTACTTTTAATCAAATTGATACTTTCATTCTCTAATTCCTCCAATCTTCCTTTATTTCTCTCTATTGTTTCCTCCCAAGATTCAATCTCATAAGCTTCTTTCTTATAATCACTAGCAGTAATATTTAATTCATCATCAATATGAATTCTTAAAACCTTATGAATTCTACCTTCAACATCATAACATTTAATAATTGATCTATCTAACCAATAATATCCCTCAACTAAATTATACTTCTCAATATCTACACCTTTATCTTTTAGAAATCCCAAATAATCTTTAAATACTAAATTCAATACATACACCTTATTTATTTACATTAAGCAAATAATAAGGAAAACATAACTAATTACCCAAACTGTGGCTTTTACATGTACTGCATACGCAAATACACCACAATGCAAATGGTATATGTTTTTATGTTTCTCACACGACTTTATACGGCATCCTTACGCATCGGATTTGTAAGATTATTGATTGCTCTGTTCTCAATGCCGATTCAACAACCAGTTATATCTGGATCGTATGTAATGAATTTATTCTGTTCAATTTCTAATAATTTAAATATCCAATAATATTTATCATTACGATATTCTATTGAATTTATTTTATTAGGATTGTGTCTATTATTTTTGATTTCTTGTGTGAATGCATCTGTGATGGTTATTCCTTGATTTAAATTATGAATGACATTTTTGCAATTGTTGTTATTAAATTTTGCTATATTTTGTTTTACTATTATGATTCTCACCTCCTTTCTTATTAATAATTTTGTACAGATTTGTACCTGTGAATATTGTATCACTTTGTATTAATATTGTCAAATATTTTATTTTAGTATTTATAAAATTAATTATTCAAATGCTATTAAAATATTTTCATCAATTTTTAGATGGTCGTATATATGATATAATTGCATCGTCTTGAGTTGTAAAGTGTACGCCCCATATAGTAGAAGGGATTATTAGAGTGTGATATAATTGGTTAGTATCAAGGGTTTAGATGGTGTTTATAGGATTAGATATTTTGATTTTTTGGATGTATAATTATGAATTATTATTTGATGTTTTTGTTCGATAGGATTGAGATTAATTTATGATTTGAATTTTAAATTGGATGGAAATTTATAGATCATAGGATGAATTAATAAAGGTTGAATATGTTAAAGAAACTGTATGAGAGTAGGATTTGTAGGTTATTTTGTATGATTGATTTATTGGATATTTAGTGAGATTATTATATTGATTTATGAGATTTTATTGTTTAATTTGTAAAATTGTTTGACTTTTGATAAGTTTTGTGAATTGGAAAATGAATTTATTTGGCTGAAAAATGTTGTGTTGATTATGTTTTTGCGATGTGAGAACGAAGGGGGAAATTGGGGAGTAGATTGTGGTGAGATGAGATTTATTTTGTGAGATTGAAAATTATTTTAATTTTGTGTAATTTTAGTATTGACAATTTTGTTAAAGTGTGATTTATATTTATTTTATGAAATGGCTGTAATCGGCTCGTAGTTTGGGTTTTGTAACGAAGTAGATGTACTGTGTCGAATACTGTCGAATAAAAGGAGATAATGTTTGTAATCATAGCCGGGGTATATGCCAACTTTGGCATGGAAATTGAAAGTGAATACAGAAGCAGGTTTTTGCTATAGGCTAATACTATGACAAACTGAAAACAGTATGGGCCGATTATCTGCCGAACCCTACAAACCGCATTATACAAGGGTTCTTGCTCAAATCTGAATGTGACACAATGTACTTGTGTAACATTCGGTAAGAATAGATGGTACAATTGTATGGGTCGGATGAATTGAAGAGCTTAAAAGGGCTATTTTGTGGCAGAAACGAGAAGTGGATGAAGGAGCATAATTGTCCTGGACTTGATACCTGCTAATGATAGCAGAACACAAGATCATTGGGCATTAATTGCATACGTATATGAGTATATACGTTTATACGTACAAAATATCGTTTTGCATAACATAGGCGAAGTTGTTGAAGTATTAATACTTTGAATATCAAACTATATTATAATCAAACTAATATCACATAACCTCAAAATACAATCATACTACTATATAATACAGTCACTTGACTACATCACACGTTCATTATAATCATAAACACATTATCCTATGATAATAATCATATCACATGATCAATGTGATCACATCCAAATAAACATAACCATTAAGTTATAGTAAATATAATGCATTACTAATATTATCTAATATTACCTACTAATAACTATAATCTTATGCAACACCAACCATATTTACCTATGACGATATATAAACAAATCATTATATCACTAATCACTTATACCATACATAATGAATACATTATAATGCTAATCCATACAATCCCTATCAACTTACTATACTATAAACACTTTACCGAACTAAAGGATTCGCAAATCATACACAATTATAAATATCCATCATCCTGCATAAATACTCACATAGCATATACCTATGCCATCATACACTAATCCATATACCTATATCAATACCAACTAAACCAACCAAAATACTATACATTAACCAAATCTTAACTCCAATAAACCATAATAACTCTAATCAATTACCATGCCAAACAACCCAAAACTACCATACCCTGGTTGGGTACTAAATCAAAATTTCCACACAAACCCTAAAATAAAGTTTTATAGAGTAACCTATACCTCAAATCCTCAAAACGCTTACAATGCCCTTTACGTGCCTCTAATACCTATTACATTATTTATTGATTCAACCCCAAATCTCTATCATTTTTAACATTGGCATACAATTTGCTAGTATAATACAGTAACAAATAATTAATACTATTATAATACAGATTGACATTATCAATCATGTCCAATCATAATCTATCATATCCAAAACAATATCACACTATCAGTATAAACAAATAATAAAATATCATAAATCCTTAAATAAAATAAAGGTATATCACTAACCAATCACGAATATACTACATAGTAGTATAAAAACAATTTAAATCAAAAGGAGAGTGCTAAAACATGTTGAATACTTTAAAATCCTACTCAGTATATGGTATCCGTGTTAACGCTGATGATGAGTCCTACAACATTGGAGATACATGTCGCTATAGTTATGAGTGGGATTATGAAAATGATTGTAGCACCTACAATACAGATACACCTATTAAACTGCCTGGAACATGCTCCTTACACTTAGTAATATATGAAGACACAACTAACACTGAGTTAATAAATAAAATTAATGAAATCAAAAATAAATATGCAGGAGAACAAATAGTTATTATTGGTGGCTATGATTATGAATACGGATCTGATGACAACGAAATAATCATAGAAGATGCTGAAGTATTACTTATAGCGTAAATAAATATACTATGTTAGGTGTACATTAACACTGTTTGCTATTGTATACCGATAGATAGTATAATTAATGCTATCATATTAAAAAGCGGAGATCCCGCAAAAGGAGTTTTTAAAATGACTAACACAGAAATGATCAAAAAATTTGAACTCAAGGTTATAACACAGAACGAAAAAGAAGGTCTTAAGGTTGGTTTTGGAAAACCTACTACTTCAGAAATCGAGTTTATTAAAGCTAACAAAACGGAGATTATTTTCGAAATCAAACTCCAAAATGAAAAAGAACTTCTGGAAAAACTCAACAAAGATATCCCATATACTCTAAATGATTCGACATCATACGGAATTTATAATGGTATTTCCGAATTCGAAATTGGGGAAATAATAACAGATATCAAATCAAAACTTGGTTTTAAGAAATACTTAGAGCACTCCAAAATTGCAAAAACCTTAACCAAAGACCCTGAAATCGAACAAATAGCCATTAATAATTATCAACCGGATTCTGAAAGTAAAAATTGGAACGATGAATATCGTACTTGGTTTAGGTCGGCAGTTGAGAAAAAGACTGCTCCCGGTAAAGGATTTATTTCTAATCAAATTATTAGAGAAAAAATAACAAATATCGTTTTAGGTATTATGGACAAAGAACAGGGAAAAGAAAATGCAGAATTACAAATCTTTGCTAAAGCAAAACAAACAGGAGTAAAGCAAGTCTTAAAATCATACATGACAGAATGTAATGATCCTAATGAAGAATGTAGTCAAGATCATGTAGTAATTTATGCTATGCCGAACGGCACAAAAAAGACTGAACGGATGCATACTTGGTAAACTTATTAATATTCCATAATGGGATAATAATTGGAAATCTCATCAGGTAGTTTAGGACTTGTTGATTATAAGTCCTTTTCTTTTTGTCATTTTTAGCATAACAGAATTAGTATAACAGATCATGGTATATGGTTGTAGAATCAAACTATATTCCATTTTTACTACTCTATTTTTATCCCTGTTACAATCTTACCATTAACACTATTAAACCTCTTATATCGCGTCCTATGTCCTCTCATAGCATTTTATTAACCTTCTATTCTCTGTACTATTTTTATCCTATATAATAGGAAACAATAATCCTAACAAACCTCTAAATACCTCTAAACCCACTAGACATAACCCTCTATAAATGTTAAAATAAATAAACAAATTGAATTAATAAAGGAGTGTTTACTAATGATGATTCAAGAATTTATCTCCCTCACAAACCTTTCTGTATCCTATGATGAATACACTAACACCATTGAACCTAAATACATGACTAGCACATTAGATAAGCAAGATTTTTGCAAACGATACATAAACATAAACACAACTAATATAAAGCCTCTTGCAAAAGAACTCAAAGAAATTAAAGAAGCTATCAAGGATTTCAAAGGCAATCGTAGTTTTGCCAAAAGAGAAGAAAAGAAAATCCTTGAAAACCACAAAGAAAAACTAAAAGAATATAACTCCCAAAATTGGGTAGACAGAAACTTTATCAAGACTCTAGAATATAACCTGAATGTAAGCATCTATAAACTCTACGAAATGTATGGTAATGACGCAACTATCCAAATTATCTACAATGATGGCACTGAATGCAACGTAACAGGAACAGAAATTGTTACAGGGGAAATAACTCCTAAATTACAGCAAATTGCATATGCAAGTTATCAAGACGGATACATCATATACGATACCTTATCAGGTAACTTAGATACTAAATGGGATATAGAAATAGAAGGAGAAAAAGAAACTGACTGGGACGCAAGGGAAGAATACTTTGATCAAGTAGAAATCAAGTTCGGCACTAAATGGGGAATCAAACATAATAATACGCCAATTTAAAGCAGATTAAAACCTGCTTTTTCTTTTTGCCTACAATCTATCCATTCTTACTATTAAACCTCTTAAACCCCTATTCTAAAGCCTTACACAGAAGCAATAAATTTTACAAATCCATAACTATAAAAATAAATATTATCACAAATGGTTTTCTCTATTGTTTCTGTGATATACTATAGGAAATCCACTAATTAAATTTAAAGGAGTGCGGAAAAAATGAGTAAAAACCAATGGTATGTACATACTGAGGGTTCAATTGGTTATGTTCGCCACAATCTAATCCAATATACACCAACTAAACAAGATGCTGAAAAACTACTAAAACAAGTAAAGAAAATTGATAAACTATGTTATGTTGACTTTGTTTGGAAATCAGATTTGCATCTTCCATTTTCTAAACTTCACGGAAAAACACCTATAAAAGTTGAAAGCATAATGGATGTATTAATTCCACTAATTGAAAATGATTTAAGATCATGGAATAAAGCATTAGTTTAGAGTAGTAAAAAATACTACTCTTTTTTCTTTGCCTATGTTTTGTCTATACTCCTTCCATATCCCTCTATAATCCTTTCAGACCTTCCACAATGCCATATAAGCCCTCAGATATCAAATCTAATACAAATACACCACTAAAGCAGTAATAAGGCCACAAACAATGTAAAATAATTATTTATGTTTTTGCTATTGTAATTGCGCTATATTTTTAGTACAATACATATATAAAATAAATTATTGGAGGTTTTAAATATGTCGCTATCTTATAAAATTAAATCTCTTCCAGAAGCTGAAAAAACCATTTTTATGTCTATGCTAAATAAATGCCTAAAAATTCGTTCCCTATGGTGCAAATCATTACTCGACAAAACGAAAACTAATAGCCAGTGTGAGTTTGCACAAAGCAAATTTATCCAAGCAGAAAAAGCACTAAAGGAAAAATTTAATTATCTACACCTAGACAATTTTGATTTAGAAACCATAAAATATTGCAGTATCTAAAAGGAGTAGAAATACTTCTTTCTTTTTTCTAAAATAAACAATAAAGGAGCACGGATCACATATGGCAAGTGAACAAACTTTAAAAGCAATCCAGTCCTTTTATGTTGACGGATATCTAGCAGTAGACTTTAAATTATTTGGTGTACCTCAGACCACAGAAGAAGCGGAAATCTGGATGTCCAAATATCAAAGAATCAGAAATCAAATATTTGAGTACAATCAAACTGAGGAATCTAAAATATAGATTCCTTTTTCTTTTTCCTAAATGTTAAAATAATATTAGACATTGAGTCAGATAAATGATATTATAGGTTATCAGATTAATTACATAAGGAGTTGAGCCACAAATGGAATTTATAAAGGTAAAAGACATTACTAAATTAGTTCATGAAGTGCAGGAAATCGGTTACATACAAACTGAACGCAATAAAGAAGGAAAGGCAACAGGTTATAAAATTCGATTCTACGCTAAAATTTGGGGTTATGATTACGGAGATTATACAAAGACGTATAAAAATGCTTTGAAAATTGCTGAAAGGAATTACACGCAAATGCTAGAGGGGATCGGCAAAAATAAATTTTACAATCAAGAATTAGATATGTGGTTTCCGAATAAAGAAAAATGTGATAAATATAATGATGGAAATATAGTAGCAGAAGAGAGAAGAAAGGAAGTATTAAAAAGGACTGAAGGAGCTTGAAAGAGCTTCTTTTCTTTTTGCTATACATTATACCATTTACTAATCTAAAAGCCTTAAATAACCCTTTCTGGCCTTATCAATGCTATCCGGATAATCTTGCTATACTCACATTCTTAATTCAATATTTTACTTTCAAACTCTTGTTTTATCTTATTTGATTATATAAAGTGTAAAATAATTTTATTTAATATGGTTTTTTGTATTGTTTTTATGGTATAATAAATTAGAAAATTAAATATAAGGAAGTGTTGAACATGCGAGAGAAAAATCAAGACAAAGTTTACCATTGCGCAAAGATTAAAACTGCAATATCTCACGCCATTAAAGACGGAATTATAAATGTTGCTGAAGACTTTGGAAGTCAAGAAGAATTAAACGAATGCATACAAGTAGCAGAAGAGAAAGGGAACTACAGAGATTACTGGTGCGACAAAGAAAACAATACATACTTTAGGTTCCAAATCGAACAAAACGATGATACAATCTATATAGATTTAGGGTATAGAATTAATTAGAGAACTTTAAATAGTTCTCTTTTCTCAATTTATAAAAGGAGGTGAATAAAAAATGAATCCTGAACTATCCGAGGACACCAGAGCAACAACCATAATAATATCTAATAAATCCTATGATTTACACATAATAAATGACTTATATTACATTTGCACTCATGGGACACACCAGATCATAAAAATAATGACCGAAAAAGAATATAATGATATTAACATCTAGGACTGAATAAGTCCTTTTTGTTTGCTTTTCTCTGTCCACGTAGGAAATACATTTTTAATAAATGTCCTTATACGGTGTACCAACCCCCAAAACTTTGTACGCTTGTGAAAATATATAATCCTTTTCCACCAAATGCCCATTTTAATGGAATACTGGGACCAAGAAACGCAATAAAACAAGATATAATTATTGTGTTTATATCATTTCTGTGATATTATTAGTTAACATATTTAAGGAGGTTTTCACCCCATGAAGGTTTTAAAACTTGAATCGCTCCAAACTGAATTTGCAGGGACAATCACAAAAAATGGAGCCAAGTATGACGTTACATATCCTAATAGTACTAAAGTATTTTCCTTTAAATGCAATCTCAAAGCATTAGCGGAAAGATTACATATTCAAATTGCCGATGTCGATCTAGCAGATAAAAATGTCTATACCGAAAAGTATGATAAAGTGGAAATTGCAAGACAAAATAATGAAATGGCTTGGAATTTAGTAATCAGTAACAGGGATAAAATTCCACAATTGATTAAAGAGCTTGCAGTATTCGCGCAAACTCAAGACAAAGATACGGTTTTAAAAAATAGCTCATCTATATTGTTTGCGGATATAAACATAAAAAAGCAAACTATCGAATTTATTACTTTTGTTTCTATCGGTCACGAAGAACTAAAGAAAAAAGCGAATCATTATTACTGGGAAGTTTGCACCTTGTCAAATGGTAGGGTTGCAGGGAATTTAGACAATTTAATAAATAGAGTATTAAGGGAATTTGGAGCCTGAAAAGGCTCTTTTATTTTTGTTCCAAATACTAGGAAACCTATATTGTATAGGGTATCATATATCCCTTAGAACGTCATAATTGGCACTCTAAGGGTTTTATATTGTTTCTGCTATTAATCCTACTAATAGCAAAACATAACCCTTTAAACCTCAGTAAACATAAAAATAATTTTATCAGACATGACTATTTTTATTAATTATGTGCTATAATATTAATATCAGATACATATTAAGAGGAGGTTTTTGAAATGGCTGAATTTAAAATTTATTCCATTCCTGAAATGAACTTTCCCGAACTCGAAACCAAACTTGCTAAACTTAACAAAAAGGCTGTAAAACTAAATTGCGAACCGATTGTGTTAACTTTAGTTGGTACAGTGGATCTTAAAATTTCCGTTCCTTGGTCAAATTATCCAGTCTTAGTAAGACATAATCAAATCACTATTTCCGGTGTAGCTCCAATTATTGCAGGATGGGAGTTAATCGCAAGTTGCGAAGGATTTGAAAATGGAACATTAATTAAGTCAATCCCTGAAAAGGAATATCCTGAAAAGTATCGTCAAATGTTAGTTTGCGAACATTGCAACAGTGACCGCAACAGAAAATATACCTTTATTGTGCGGAACGTAGAAACTAATGAATACAAAATGGTAGGAAAATCATGTTTAAAAGACTTTTTGGGCCATGCAGATCCAAATTTTTACGCTCGGATGTTGGAATATCTTGCAGAGTTTGAAGAAAGGGAATACAGTGAAATCCCTTTTGGATACAAGTCAAGGATTGAAACAGAAAACTATTTAACCTTTGTAGCAGCCTGTATCCGTGAAAATGGATGGTTATCCAGAACTAAAGCAAAGGAAGAAGAGGAAGGAGGAATATCAACCGCAGACTATGCAGAAATATCAATGGAGAATTTTGGAAAGATAGTCACGGATTACAGAGGAAATATTATAGAATACCCAATCCCAACTGAACACGACAAAGAATTAGCAAAAAAATCTCTGCAATGGGCCAAGGAATTAACAGACTTGAAAAACGATTACCTTTACAATATCAACCTTCTTGCTCATGAATCCTCAATAACTCACAAGGAATTAGGTTTTGTTGCTTCAATCGTTTCAAGTTTCACCAGACAAATGGAAAGGGAAATCATAAACGAGCAGAAGGAAACGGCACAAAAACAAGAATTAATATCTCAGTATATCGGCAGTATCGGCGAAAAAATCCAAACAGAGCTAACCTATATCAATTCATTCAGTTTTGAAACACAATGGGGAGCAGGACACATACACAAATTCTTAGATACAGAAGGAAATGTTTTTATCTGGAAATCATCGAAATATATTGAAGTGGATCAAGGTCAATTAGTTAAAATCAAAGGCACAATAAAAGATCACAGCGAATACGCCGGAGCAAAGCAAACAATACTCACAAGATGTAAAATTGCTTGAAAGGATACTAAAGACTAGGCCACAAACCTAGTCTTTTCTTTTGCCTATAAATATAATATAAGAAGCCACCAGACGCGATATAAGCGGTCAGAACATCATATCTGATATAATCCTCTATCAACATTATTCTACCCTTTAAAAATCCATTTTTATTGGGTATTTTGATTTTAAGAAGTGGGTTAGGAGTAGGGTTTTAGGGTTTATGTTTTATCGATTTTATTGAATTGTAAAATAATTTTATAAAAATTGATTGACAAATTATATAAATTCATAGTAAAATGGATTGAACGGTAAATTTAATTAATAATCATTATTTATATAATCGTAAAATAATATCTTGACATACTCCTAAATTTGATTATAATTATAAGTAAGCATTAAAGGAGGTTTTTACATAATGAATAAAACTGAAAAGGCAATTATCCTTAAGCAATATCACGATATGTTCTACGCTCAGTCAGTCCTAGAAATTGATAAGTCAGATTCTATTAGAGAATTTTCATTCTTGCTAAAATCTTTAGGAATGACTAAAGAAAAATACGAAGTTGAAAATAAAATACTATCAGAAGAAAAAGGAATAACTGGCACAGCTAAAGAAATGTATTCTTTAATATTTGAATCATTCGCAAAATATAATTGTTATGTTAACTACGACTTAAAAGAAATTGATCTTTATTATGATTCGCTCGAATGGAAAATGACACAAGAAGAAAACAAATGCCACAAAGCAAGAATAAGTTATCTGACCAACTAAAGGAGGGTAAACCTCCTATTTTCTTTATCTAATAGTGTTTTTACCTTTAATTAGTTTGAAGTCCTTAGAAGTGTCATTCTGAGCGTGTAACGCTAATATAATGTATAAAGGAGATGTTAAATATGAAAGGTTATAAACTTGCAAATGGAAACTATATCACTGGCAAAGAAATTCAAGCAAGGAATTCTAAATTTAAAAAAGATCAAAAAATATCAAGGGAATTGTTCGCTAGAAATCAGGAACTAAATGATAAAATTATCACAGCTTCAATTTGCAGCAACATGATAAAACAGATTAAAGACCGCGAAGCACTAATTAAAAACAACATCATTAGAGGGGAAATTATTCAATCATTACGGAGCAATAATCCTTTTACTTATCGGAAATTCTTGATTATATGGGATCTTATCAACTCTGATTATAATCAGGTATTATATGATCTTAATCGAGGTAAAATTAATAAGGATGATATAGTTGGCGCAATTGATTATATTAATAAATTTTCAGAAAATTTAATAGACGAATACTGGAAAGATACATTAATTAAACCTTAAGACTAGAAAATAAAATTCTAGTCTTTTTCTATGCTCATTCAGCCCGTTAAACTCATTTTCCCTTTTCAATCCTTTACAAACTAAAAACACACGAACAGAAACGGCCTTTCCTGCCCTCAGATTGTATTACCCTATATAATCTTACCTTAATACATTTCAAACGTCTCAGAATCAAAATAGGGTTATATCTGGTATCGGATCAATAATTAACCCTTAAATTGTTTGTAAGAATAGTACAATAGAATAGGACTTTTACCTATATACAAATATAATATTTTAGTTTAAAATAAGGTACATAGAGAAGCACACGAACAAAACCTGCTAGGAAGTAGTTAGTAGGCCAAGACATAAATCCAGAAATAATTTTCTTTAACCTATTGACTTAGTAACCACAATCCATTAAAATTAACTCAAGAACAAATACATAGTGCCTACGCAAAATAGGACAAAAGGAGGTAATCAGACTCTTAACAAAGAATAAATCCCTTGAAGCCCAAGGCATCCCAAGGGAAAGCACCTCTAGTCAAGGAATGCTTAAAAAGGATAGCTCTTTGAAAATTTAATATTGGGATGATAGCGCGAATTATTTTCGGGTAAAATCTGGCGAAGCGTGTACTATAAGTGCATGTCAAGGATCTGGAAATAATCGTAGACAAATAAAGGCAATGTAGGCGCGAAGAGCGTATATAACCTGTTTGTTGCTTGACCATTTAAAATCTCTCTTTGAAACTATCTAATTCTCTATCCCTTCTAAATTCTAGCATATGGGATATTCCCTCTATGTCAAAATTTTCTTGAAAGCTTCCCTCAGTCGAATGATGATCTGAGACCGCCAAAAGAAAAATAAAGATACACGGAATACAAAATATGTTAGACTTTATAAAGGATAGAGGAAAGGATAAAAACATTCTACTAAATCCCTTTAGTTTATTCATTATTACAATTTAATCATAACAATTACATTAAACTTGCATAACGAAATCAAAATGCAGGTTGTTGTAATTTAATGTTAAATTGATTATACTTAAGGCTGAAGGGATTAATTCTTAGTTGGGCATTGGGTAGTAAATATTATACAATAACTATCTAATGTCGAATTAAGAAAGGTGGTAATAATTAATGATTGAAATTGGAAAATCCTCAAAACATTCTGGCTGTATTGCTTGTATGAATACAGATAATGACTTAAAAGATGTCAAATTAGGTCAATCCGTTGTAGTTACTCTCTGTAAAAAATGCAGAGAAGAATTAGGCGAACTTTTTAAAGGAGAGTAATTACTCCAATCAAAAAGACAATTCATGGTAGTTGAAGTGTCTTTTTCTAAATTATATCATAATAATTATTAAAATATGGTATAATTTAGAAAGGACATTAAGTCCTTTAAATTGAGGAGGTTTTTAAAATGACTAACAAAAAATGGTTTTGTACTCCTGATGCTGAAACAAAAAAGGGTATTTCCGGCTATAGGTTTTACCTAGCCACAAAGAAAATTTATGAGTCAGATGTCGAACTTTCTCCTTCTCCTTGGGTTCATGCTGAAGCAATGGAAACGGAAAAAGATTTTTTCTTCACTTCTAGAGATATTGCTTATCCAGAAATTACGAAACGATTAGGAGAAGTAGAAAGATTAATACTACATCCTTGTTATGTATGTAGTATTACTTTTGACGAAAAACTACTTTATCGTGTTGTAGATGATAATGACGAAAAAACAGGAGAATATATTTGCCATGAATGTCTAAATAATGACGACTAAGAAACATGAGATATTCTTTTTTAAAAGTAGCCTGAAACGGGAATACCAAATAACAATAACAACTAATTATTTGGTGTTCCTTGCTTGAGTCTATTTGAAACAAAAATAAAAAGGAGTGGTAAAAAATGACTGAAGAGAAAAAGGAAATCACTTACACCACGGAAAAACGAGACATTGGAACCCTAGTCGAGCATATCGAAAAGCAATATTACACCGTAGGAAAACACCTTCAAGACTTCCTCACCGCAAAAAAGCAAGAAGAAGGGAAAGAAATTAAAACCCTTCGAGACTATATGGAATCACAAAGGGCTTATGTCTGGGAGACTTGGAGAGCATCAAACCTAATCCAGACTGTTCTTCTTAAAAACCCTATTCCTGAAATAACAGTCTACCGTGCAGACGACAAAAGCCAGTTTAGAAAGACAGTCGATGGGCAGCAGAGATTAACCAGTATCTATCTATTCATTAACAATGGGTTTAAACTTGATGTATCAAAAACCATGTTCCCTAAATTCACAAAAGAAGGCGAACAATTCAACGCTATGGAAACACTTCACGGCAAAACATTCTCAGAACTTCCAGAGTTATGGCAGGACATTATCAAAGACTATCAATTGCGTATAACAACCATGAACAATTGTAGCGAGGAAGACGCTGAAAAGGCATTCGTTCAAATGAATTCAGGAGCCAAAGGTTTAAAACCTTCTGAAATTCGGAAGGCAGCAATGGGGAGCGACACAAGAAAATTCTTTAGATCGATTTTAGATAGTGACTGGATTTTACATGCACTAACCCCACTGGCAACAAAGGGCAACGCCGGAGATGAAATTCTGTCACAAGTCATCACGCTAATACATAACAATGGCCCAATTGAGTTGTCTAAGGATAATATTGACAAATCAATTTATGGATTTAGAGAACTAGGATTACCGGAAGAAATTGAGGATGACATGATAAATGTCTCTAATTACCTCAGTCAAGCAACAGAAATTTGGATTGAGAACAAAAAGAAAGAAGATGCAAAGGAAGGAAGTAAAAGAGTTAAAAACTATGCAACCTATAGATATACATGGCTGAATAAGACTAATACTGTCATGCTGATGTATTCGGCCTACTCTGCATTAAGAAATAATGTTGAAGTTGAAGAGTTTTCTGCATGGGCTTATAAATTTTTTCAGGCTCCAACAAAGGAGTATAAGGAAGGGTTGCAAGATAAGGTTATTGACCTAAAACGTGTGGAAATGCGGTTAAATGCTATTAATACTGAGTTGGGAAAACTAAGTTCTTTTGAACAGGTTGAGGTTGTTGAGGAAGAAATTGAACAAGAAGAAGAACAACCTCAACAAAGTGAAAACCTTGAACCTGCTATAACAGTGACCGCAGAAGAGTTCGGCGAAGGAAATCAAGAAGAACAGTCAGAACAAATTATCAATGATGAGCAAGAACAGGATCAAGAATTCCAAGAAGAAACCCAAGCGATTCTAAACATTGTCAATAATGTTGCTTAATGCTAAAATAATTGTATCTTGAGTCTAGACAATAACAATAGTTAATTTGCTATTGTCTAGCATTCGAGGTAAAGTTATTAAAACTGAAGGAGTTAGATTAAATGAAAGTAAGTGAAGTTATCAAAAACAATAGTTATTATATGATTACTAAAAATGGTAAAATATTGGGAATAAACAGTGTTGATAACGAACTTTTAAATTCGGAAGTTAAAAAAATACAAGTAATCAAGGGTTTGCATAAAGACATTACATGTATTAGATTGTAGAATAAAATCATGTATTGATTGGATTATGGGAGAAGGTTAAAAATGTTTACTAAATATCTTATGAGTTATAAGTTCGAAAATGAAAAGCATTATGAAGAATCTGTAGCAAAATCAGTTAGAGATGTTTGTAAATATTTTAGGAAACTTTATCCAGAAGTAACAGATGTCAAAGTTGAAAAAGTTATAGGTCAAGTTAATATTTATACACAAACTATTTAGGTGTGTATGTTCTCAGAGCGTTTCAACTATAACAATCGAGGTTGAAACGTTGTCGAGGGTATATAAACTAAAGGAGGTTAAATAAATGCAATTCTTAACTCATTATGAGCGATATAACGTCAACAAATGGGAACAACGTCAAATAATGCCACAATCTAATTTCATTGCCTTAAACAACTCATTTATGAACCATAATTCTTCGCTTATTGGTTTCCAAGTCGAACACGAAGACAAACGAGTTCATTATTCAGTTAGTAATATGTTTCTCGAAAGATTGCAAGTTCAATTCCCTAACAATTGGTTTAACATTCTTAATGATGGTATGATAGCAGAGTTTAAACAGTGGGCAGGTAACATAATAGCAATAACAAATGTTATTTGCCTAGTTTCGAAGTAAGGAAAGGAAGTGTATTTTTAAATGAAAAATTTTGTAATTAATAACGTGAATATGACCAAAGAAGATTTTTCGCAAATGATTAACTATGTAGGGTCAAGAGCTATCGCATTAGCTGAAGTAGAAGAAGGTGTTGCAATTAATACTTCTAGTCCCTCAAGTGAAAAAGATGTTCATAGTAGTATTATATTCTTCTTTGAAAAATGGAATAATGCTTATAAATTAGATTACGGACGAAATGATATTGAAATTACTTGGAGGGAATAACCCTAGCAAACACGAATTTTAATCTAATTATGAAAGGAGTTTTTAGAATGATTGAAGAGATTAAATTCTAATTTTCAAATGGTAACAAGGAAGGAGTTTAAAAGATGGATAAACTAAGATTAATGTGTAATAATTGTTACAAAGTGGTAGTTGATTGCGAAGATGTTGTTATTGACTGTCCTTATTGTGGTTCTATTGAAACATGAATCTTAAAAATTCCAATGACATCCTAACATTCATTATATATTTTGATTGTATGGAAATAGGGCGAAGTGACATAACAATAACAGGACTTCGCCTTGATTCGAGGCTATCAAAATTTAAAGGAGTGTGTATTTAAATGAAAAAGTATGATGTAAGATTTTGTAGTTGTGGAAGAGTACATTTTATCGATGAGGCAAAGATAAATAATGCTATTGAAAATGAAAAACAGGTTTTAGTAATTTGTAATAATTGTGGCAATTCTTTTGTTGTTGGAGCAGATAAGCAAGAAGATGAAGACGGCGAAACATGTTACATGATGTATTCTTCTAGTATGAGGGATACAGAAATAAATGATATGTCAAGAATTGACAGTATCGTTTTTACAGCAGGGGAGCAGGTTAGAATGATGACAGGTGGAGAGGCCACATTTCATGGTAGCGGAATATTCATTGATTGGGATACAAAAAAGCCTAGTGATATCTCCAATGAAGAATGGGAGAAAATGAGAATGACTGTTAATACACGACATACAATCAATTGGATCAAAGATGACAACAAACTTGAGCAAATGAGTCATTATCTAGTAGGCATCGATTGGAAAGGCACTAAGTACGAAAAGAGTTAACACCCAAATGAATCAAACTTTTAAGGAATAGAAAGGAGTAAAAAATGAAAGAACATAATCAAAATGAATATTGGACTTACGGAAAACCTTATGGTCGTGTAACACCAGTTTATATTATTGATGGAGAAATTAGAGGCACAGAGCATGGTTCAGCACAATATCTAATAGATACCTATCAGATGGATATCCTAGAGGCTTATAGGTATGTTTGTGATATTACTAATCATAGGTAATTAAACCAAAATAAATTCACTTTTAACCTATTATTTTAGCAATTTGTACTGAGATAATAACAATGCTCAGTGTGAAAACGTAAACTAAAATTAGTAATAAAAGGAGCGTGAAACAAATGGCAAAACTCAAACGGTCAAATTTGAACTAGATGGAGAAATTCTAGAAGAAATTGTAGTTCTAATTGATGATGAGAACAGACCTAATTCCATGATTAAAATCAAGGATATTGAAAACAGGATTATTTCAGAACACGGCAAAAGACCAAAATTAATCTTTGTAATGACTCAAAGGGATGACAGAAGCATATATAAATTTAATTAAAATTCTTGCCTATGAAAGCTTTAATTATTCTCTAGGTCGTGATATAATGTAAATATAAATATTACGGCTTGGAGAGTATTTAAGACTCTTTAAAAATCTAAAGGAGCGTGTTACATATGACTAAAAATTATATTAAAAACCTTGAAACTGGTAAAATCGAACTGCATTTCTCAAAACCAGAATATCAAGCATTATCCGATGAACTCAAAAAGGAAATCAAAAGCTCATATTTATTTTCTGGTATTGCTAAAGCTTGGGTATCTCGTTCTGTTAATAATCAATGGAGAGCGATCCAAACAGCTAAAAAACTAGGATTTACTGAGGAAGAAAAAACTGGTGAACGCTTAACCTTTGCTGAACAACTAGAGCGCAAGCAAGAAAAAGCTGAACACAGAGCAGAGCGTTACGACCAATATGCAGATAATGCAGAAAAACGTGCTGAAAATTTTCAAGCCGATTTTAATCAATATCGAAAAGATTGGTCTTGGTTAACACAACCAATTATCCATGGTCATTCTGGAAGTCGTGCATTTGGCAATCATAAAGCAAAGGTAATAGCACGATATGAAAAAGGTTTTGAAGAATATCAAAAAAGCGATTATTATAAAGAGCGTGCATGTACGGCAAGAGCCACCGCAAATAATTCAAAATTACAAAACAAGGTTTATCTTGTTGGGAAAATTAAAGAGAGTAATAAACAAGTTAAAACATATCAGGATATTGTAGTTAAATATGAAGAAGCACTTTATAAAATTCAACAAGGCGAAGAATTAAAAAATCGTTCAGGCGAAATTTTAACAGAAATTTATATCGAACAGAAAATAGATGACATGCTTGAAAAATATGAATGGGAATATGACAAACTTGAGTTTTTTGAAAAATGTCTAAAAGATATTGGTGGCGTTCAGTTTTCGAAGGATAATATAAAAGTAGGTTACATTGTCAATATTAAAAGGTGGGGAAAATGTGAAATTGTTTCAACAGGGCCAAAGAATATTCAGTTTAAAATACTAGAAGGTGGAGCAAGTGGAGGAATGTTAATAGATCCATATGCAGCAATCGTAGAGATATTAGAAACAAATGAAGTCGAGGAAGTAAAAGCAGAAAATCCTTTTAAAATTGGCGATATTGTTTGCAAACACAGACCAGCCGATAATAGTATTTATAGAGCTTTTCAAATTGTTAAAACTACTGACAAATCTGTAACAATTCAAAGAATCGAAGTGTTAGACCATAAACCAGTTAAAGATACTTTTATTAGTGATCAACAAGAAAGGAAACAAGTTAAAAAAGATAGACAAGGAAATTTCGTAATAAATCATGATGACTGGTATTTATACAGGTATACTGCATAACAATTTATCAATAACAGTTTAACTATTCTCTGTAACGTGCTATAACGTATTAAACCAAATATAATATAGTGCGGTACGGAGAGCAATTAAGCTCAAAAAATCTAGGAGGTTACATATTATGGCAATCAAAACATTTGTGAAGGAATATAAAAATTATGGTTGGAATGAGATTAAAGTTATTGACTTTGAAACTGGGGAGTTTACTCAATACAATGTATGCAATACTATTGGGTTTCCTTTTGGTACTCCTTATCAAACTACAGTTTTTGAAATGGGTTATACTTCAGTAAAAGAATGTTTAAAAACTCTTAAAGAGCGTAATTTGCTAGATTATGAAGTCGATTGTAAGGAGCAAAAAGAGTCCGAAAGAATTGGTTATATTAATTTGGGAGTAGAAAGGATTAAACGAGTAGGAAGAGTTAACACAAAAGATTTTGAAGATGTTTGCAACAAATTAAGTGGTTATGGAATGGGATTTTGTGATTCTCAAAATTCTATTACTGCATGTTATTTGCATAGTTTAGAAGAAGGAGCGTGTTAACAATGAATACTAAAACTAATGGCATTTGGGTATGGACTGCAAAAGCAGAAGAAAAGGCAAAAGAATTAAACCTTGAGGAAAGAAAAGAAAATATTCCTGCATGGTTAGGATATTCTCTTTTAGGCCAATTTGCTCCTCAAAAATGGGTTGAACTTGGATATGTAAAGGAATTAAAGTGCCAAGTATTAATCCATAACTCTAAAAACAAAATACCTGAATGGGTTGATGGTTTTATAACAGGAACCATTGCCGGAGATGTAGGAGAAGATTTTGAGCGAATCAATGTTTTAGCAAATGGAAATAATTTAATTGGTTGTCATCCTGATTGTGTCAAGCAAATATAATTATTTTGATAGTGCCTAGACATCCTGCAATCTATATAACAGCGAACTATGTGTGGTTGCAGGGTTTTGGAGTTTATCAAAGTGAGTAATGTGATAAACTAGAAGGAGTGAAATTATTATGACAGAATTATGTGTACATAATGAAGGTATTTGTTCAATGGTTGACCCATTTATAACAACTAATGAAAGATGTTTGACTTTTAAGTATGCAGGAAATGACAAAGTGGAAAATGCAATAAATCTTTCAAGTTTATTAGATCAAAACAAAATAGATCATGTTTGCTATCTTGAAACTGGGAATTATTACCCTTGTCAATTTATCCTCAGAAGAAGTGGTAGAAAATGGAATGATATAATGAAGTTGGTTAATAGTGTTCAGTCCCCAAAGTATGACTATGCTAAGATTGACTTCTACATAACTGACGAAGTAAAGAAAAATGTTTTAGGTAAAATTCAAGTAGTTCAATATTGTTAACCCTTCGAAACTTACAATTTATGGTATAACAGCCGGCCATATTTCGTTCATGGACCTTCCATAACGCTTGCGTGTATGCTATACTTACATTATCATAAAGGAGGTGTCAGAATGCAGGTTACACTCAACACTAGACTAGAGGTAGAGGTCAGGCGAAGACTAGACGCTTATGTTCTAAAAGTTAACCGTCCTATGGCTCAAATAGTCGCAGAGGCCATTCAAAAATATCTAGACGAAAAGGAGAAAAAAGAGTAAATTTTTATTGACAGGTGCTTGCAAGCGTGGTATAGTGTTATTAATCAAGTAAATATTATTTATTAATTTAAGAAAGAAGGAATTAAGATGTTCAGAGACGATGAAGAAAAAGTTATGGGAGCTAAAATTCAAAAAGTCAAAAGCGCAATCAGTAAAGTTTTAGAGGAATGTGTAAATGAGTTACCTGAAGTTCAATTAGGATGGAGTGGATCTGTAATTGAGGTTTATCTATCAGGCGGTAATTATCAAACTAGAAATGTCATTGAAAATCATTTTGTAAACAGTAGAAAATACAAAGGAGTTGAAATTCAAAATAACAATACCAAAAAACGTATTAGTTTTTATTTAGCGTAAGTAAAACTTAAAAGGAGGATATAACAGTGAGTAAGAAAGCATCAATAAGTAAATATATTCAACGATTGGCAGATAGGTTTAACCTTGACGTTACTGCAACGATTGAAAAAGGTGAATATGATACCACGCACAAAGTATATCATTTTAGTGGTAATTTCCTTGCAAATTTTGAAGCATTAGAGAGGGAAGTGGAAGGATATACAAAATCAACAGAGTTTCCTGCGGCATTGATAAAAGATTAATATAATACGTTGATTGAAGGTTGCATACCAATAATTCTATAACAAATTGTCGTGCGACATTGAATCAAAATATTGTGAATGAAAGAAGGAATATATCATACTAACAATCAAAAAACTTCAAGATGCTAAAAAGGAATTAATCAAACGTGGTGGAGCAATTTATGTTGTTCAATCTGCCGGGAAAGTTGAAGTTTGGGTTAATGCTGGAGGTTACAGTGCTGTATCAATGGGTACTCATGTAATTCAAATTCTTGACGAAAGACAAATTAAGTATGATAATGTATTTTATCAAAGTAAAAATCAAGAAATGAACTTGCAGGAATTTTGCGATATGGTTAATGATGAGTATTGCACTGAAGATATTAAAATAGAAGATGCTACACTTATTAAATCCTATAATATCGGAAGCAAAACAACCGAATTGCGTTTCACGCCAAAAGCAAATACTCAAACATGGCCTGGATATGATGATTCATTACCATTGCGCTATGCAGGTTATTGGTACGGAACACATGATCATCATGAACATATCGGAAAAACTGAGAAGGAAGCAATGGAATATCTTGCAGGAAATTATGGGATTTGATTAATTGTATTTGGAATAGGCAATAACAATAGCATCATAACAGAACGACATAACAGGTTGTTGCCTTTCTTTAAAGGAAAAGTTAATTAAATATGAAGGAGTGGAGACAATGATTAAATATCGTGAAATATACCCATGTTGGAAAGAAAGAGAAGTTAAAAGTCAAGACTTAGTTAGTGAAATTCAATCTTTAGCAAAATGTAACATTAGAACCGCAAGAAAGATTATTGAAACAGTTAGAAAATCTAAATCCTAGCAAACAATAATTTTCTGGGAAATGAAAGGAAGTAAAATTATGAATAATAACTTAACAATGACCGCAGAGCAAGCGAAAATTTATGTAAGCAAGCGTATTATTCCTCAAGTCTATGGAAGTGATCAAGGAATCTTAAGAGAATTGATATTTTCAATGGCAAAAGATATTAATTGGAATGATGTAGGTAAAAGAATTCTTAGAGAACATCCAGAATTAAAGCAGGAAGATATAGATCAATTAAAGACTACTTAGGGCATTTAAAGCCCTTCTAAGCATCCTGTAATGCTCATAACAGCATAACACCAATGCTTGCAGAGCAGGGAGTTTAGAATGGTTTTGAAGACTCTAAAAATAAATTAATGGAGGAATGTTTGAATGAAAAATAACTTACAATTTACCAAAAAAGAACACGGTGAAAATGAATATTGGACTTATCGCAACTGCAATTCCAGAGGTAATGCAACTCCAGTTTATAGTATTGATGGAGAAATTAGAGGTAGTGAACATGGTTCGTCACAATATCTGATAGATACTTACGACATGAATATTTTAGATGCTTATACCTATGTTCATGAAATTTCTACACACGGCAATCGTTAATACTCTAAAGAGCTTATGCTCTTTGCTCAGTCCTTGTATAACAAAACTCAGAATAACAGTGACTATACAGGGGTTGACCAAAGGATATAAACTTAACCAATATATCCTAAAATAAATTAAAGGAGGTAAAACAATGTCTTATAAAATCCTAAATCAATACATATCAATTTGCAAAAATCAAGATGTACCTGCAAACTTTTCTGGACTAATTGCTTTCAATGCTATATTCAAAAAATAAAATTATGAAAGAAGGTTAATCAAAATGCAAAAACCTAAAAACATCAAAAATTTAACCCATTCTGCCTCAAAACTAAACTCCTTATATCTAGGCAAAGAAATTGTTTACACAGGCACATCCAATACCCTAAGACCTTACAGGGGAGAAATCATTAACATTGCTTACTATTCAGACTTAGATCCTGTTCCATATGCAGAAATTAAATTAAAATTATGGAATAATCGAACTGTAACTAAAATTCTTCCATTATCAGATATTGTTTTGGCATCTTCTTTGAAGAAAACTAAAACTAAAAAATCCAAGTTAGCAGCATAATTCAATATCTTTTATATGGACACTGTAAAGCGTAAAATAATTATAACAATTGATTCCCATACGTTGTACAGTGTAATTCTTAAAAGGTATTAGTTAAACTCAATGCTAATATCTCAACTATTG